AACAGAATATTTGATTTTTATCTACAATTAAAAGCAGCAATTAAACAAAGCTTCCCTGATACAGCAACAGGCGAGTTTCTTGCAAGATGGGCGGCTATTTGGGGTAAGCAAAGACTAGCAGCAACGCAGTCAACTGGCAACGTAGTGGCAACCGGTACGGCGGGCGCAATAATCCCGAACGGGACAGCCTTCACTTCTGCTAATGGTAGCTACACATCAACAAGCAGCGCGACAATATCAGCACAATCAATCAGTGTGACTGGCATTGTTAGGTCGGGTCAAACAGCAACGGCAACAACAGCAAGCGAGCATGGCTTAGCGAATAATGTAACGGTCACAATTACAGGCGCAAACGAAACAGAATACAATATCTCCTCAATCGCTATTACAGTGACAGGATTAAGCACGTTTGAGTATCAAGTCACAGGATCTCCTTCTACGCCCGCCACAGGCACAATATTAGCCGCGTTTACTTCTGCAAGTGTTCCCGTTCAGTCTGATGAATTTGGCTTAATCGAAAACATGGATGCGGGCGAGCGCATAACACTGCAAAGCCCTATTGTTAATGTTGACGATTCAATGACGGTTGACTTTGGCGCATTAGGTGGCGGATCAGATCAAGAGACTGATTCAGCGTTAAGATTAAGAATGCTAGATAGGATTCAAAACCCTGTTGCACACTTTAACCCTTCTGATATTGAAGATAAAGCGAAAGAAGTCGCCGGTGTTACGCGTGTATTCGTACAAAAAGCTGGAACTATAATCGGGACAGAAGCGGTATCGTCAATAACCAGATCGGGAAATATCGCAACAGTTACCCTATCAACACCATCAGACCTGTCTAGCGGTCAAGTGGTGACAATCACAGGTGCTAATGAGGGCGATTATAACGTAGTCGATGCGCCGATCATTGTCGAATCATCAACAGTATTTTATTACGTAGTGACTAACACGCCATCAACACCGGCAACAGGCACAATATTATCATCAATGTCAATCGCTATTGGAACGGTTACAACTTATTTCATGCGAGACAATGATCCAAATCCGATACCAACGGCATCAGAAGTCACAACCGTTAAGAATAAAATACTTGAAATCACGCCCGCTAACACGTCAAGCGCTGATGTCACTGTATCGGCCCCTGTTGGCGTGTCGGTTGACTTTACATTCACAGCCTTAACGCCTGACACGACAACAATGCGATCAGCCATAGAGGCAAGCTTAGAGGCTTTCTTTGAAGAAGATACTGATGTTGGCGTTAACCTTGACGAGGACGCTTATAGATCAGCAATATTTAACACTGTAGACACAGAAACGGGCGCGGTAGTCAGAACATTCACATTGAGCGCACCATCTGGCGATGTATCTATTGGTATCGGTGAGATCGGCATTCTTGGTAACGTGGTCTTTAGCTAATGGCCTTGTTTCAACGCAGAGACATTGAAGCATACACAAATAGTCTGGCTGACTATCTTCCGGGCGGCCCATTATTCGCATCTGCAAACGTGTCTGATAGTAATTTTAGAAAACTGTTGCGAGGTATGGCGGGTGAATTATTCGCGACAAACGGGCTATTAAAAGAATACAGCGAACAAATCATTCCAGATCAAACAACAAAGTTTATCGAAGAATGGGAAAGCGCATTAGGTATTCCTGATAGCTGTTTAAAAGGTGACGGAACATTAACAGAAAGACGCAGGGACATACTCACTAAATTAGCGTCATTAGGCGTTCAAACAGCTCAAGACTTTGTTGATCTAGCGGAAACGTTTGATGTCAATGTGACGATTAACTCAGGAATTGACGAGATCATATTTCCTTTAGTCTTTCCTGTCGTCATGTTCAATACAGAAAAAGAAGCAAGGTTTACTATTGTGGTGAGATTTACAGATCAAGCAGCAAATAGGTTTCCTTTAGTTTTCCCGTTCATTTTCGGCAGCGGTGAGCTGGCAATACTAGAGTGCTTGTTCACAAGGTTAAAACCGTCAAACTGCGATATAATATTTATCCAAACATAGGATTATAAAAATGCAAGATCTTAATGATAAAGTAACGGGGAACACGTTGACAGCAGCAGAGTGGAATCAAGTCCCCAGCGAGATACAAAACGTCATCGAGGGGTTAGGAATAACGCTAAGCGGTGGCGATTTAAACCAGCTTGGAAAGGCTGTGGCTGGATATGTTGCAAACGGCACATTCTACACTGACAGTGGCGCGGCTGATGCTTATGTTTTAAGTGTAGTTGGCTCTAAGCAGAACCCAACGGAATATACTGATGGTTTTGAAGCTGAATTTGTTGTGGGGAATACAAGTACCGGGTCATCAACTGTAAACATCGCGGGGCTTGGCGTAAAAGACATAACCGGCACTTCAAGCGCTGGAGTATTGACGGCTGGTGATATTGTCCGGCTTAGATATAACACAACGTCAGGCGAATTTGACATTGTAGGAAATACAGGCACTCAAATAGATCTGCCTGCTCAAATACAGTCAATCACGGCAACAGTAGCAGCAAGCGCTTTGACGCTAGGCGTAAAAGCTGATTCGTTAGAGTTTAGAAATGCAACATTAACAAATGGCCTTGTTGCTGATCCGATTGATTTTGCAGATTTATCGCTAGTAGTGCCAAGCGGAGCAACACTTGGAACAATAAGCGCATCAGAATCAAATCTTATCCTAGTCGCAATCAATAATGCGGGAACAGTCGAGCTTGCTGTTATCAATCTGTCTGGCGGCAACGACATCTCAGAAGTTGGCGTTATCACAACGGTTGCGATAGACGCTACATCTGATTCAAACAACGTATTTTATTCAACAGTAGCCAGATCTAACGTGCCTTACCGGGTTGTAGGGCTTGTCCGCTCAACTCAGGCAACTGCTGGAACATGGGCAACATCTCCAACACTTATTCAGGGCGCGGGCGGCAGAGCGCTGGTCACCATCCAATCGCTTGGCGTGAGTCAAACATGGCAAGACGTATCGGGAAGCAGATCTGGTGGCGTTGTCTATACAAACACAACAGGTAGACCGATAGAAGCATCTATTGTCTCTGCAGGCTCTACAACTCGTGAGTTTGAAGTTTCAGCAGACGGATCAACAAACTGGATCGCTGTCGGTAAAACTGGGTCTGGATCTGACTCAGAGCCATCATCATTCATTGTCCCTGTTGGCTGGAGCTACCGAGCTAACGGCGGTATTTCTTCAATAGATTCATGGGCGGAGTTAAGATAATGACAAAACACTTTAAAAATGACAGTGGGATCGTTTACGCGGTTGACGTAGGGCAAGAACACATCATCAAGGCGGGGTGGGTTGAGCTGACAAACGAAGAGTTAGATGCGCATATTAACCCGCCCAAGAGTGCGGAGCAGCTTATTTCTGAATATGAAGCAGCCATAGAGATTCACATTAATGTTGTATCAGCATCTAAAGGCTACAATACAATTGATTCAATTGCTAAATATTTAGGAAGTGATAACGTATTTAAGGCTGAATGCGTTGCTTTGTCTGCTTGGGTGGCTGATGTCTGGGTTTCGGTGCAATCGACTCTAAACAGTTGGCAAAATGGCGATATTGATCAACCATCAATTGAAGATGTTATTACTGGATTGCCCGCCGCTCCTGTGAAAGGGGTTGATTACAATTAACCTGGTGAGATAGCCTCGTGGCAACAATACCTGTCATTAGCTCGCAGTCGGGATCATTTACGATTGCGAGCGGCAGCACATCACAAGCGCATGCACTTGCGTCGACCGTAACGCAGGCCAACTCGTTTGTTGTCGTCAGTGTATCAGGCGGTAGCAATACGATAGGAACATCTCAATGCGCTGTTGCTTTGAATGCTGGCGGGTCGACACTCACAGCTTACAAGAAGTCAACGGGCGCGGCGTTAATTGTCAATTACACGGTTATCCAGTTTGATAGCTCTGTCACGGTTCAGCATATATTTAAAAACGCTGTCACGCTTGGTGATGGCTACACTGAGACAATAACCAGCACAGACCTCACCAGAAGTATCATTGCGTGTAGTGGCGGCTCAAATAGCGGCGGCGCGCTTGATATAGATGACGAGATGAAGCTGTCTTTCAGCTCTGCAACAGAAATTCTCTACACAATGACGGCAGCTTACACTGTCACGCCTTTTCTAGCCTATCAAGTTGTTCAATTCCCGTCCAGCGCTGTTGCAAGCGTTCAGACGCTAGACTTTACCGACAGCGCAGCAAGTGTTGACAAAGTCATAGCAACGGTTGACAAAGACAAATCACTTATTTTTGCCACTTGCACGTTGAGCGCGACAACAAATAGCGAGCATGTCTACTCGCCAAAATTTACATCAAATACAAACGTAAACTTCTCTCGATATACCGCAGGAACTTCTTCATCTAATATACACGCCTTTATCATTGAATTTACAGATTATGACGTTATTCATGGCGATCAAATCGTAACCGGTCTAACTGCAACTGATTCGTTTTTATCAACACCTACTCATCCGGCAGCACATATCAATCATGTCCTTGAAACGTCATGGACGGCAGCAAATGACACTGACGACGATGCTGGTGATGCATGTTTTCGCTCATCTGTAAGCGGAACAACGGCAACATTCACAAGAGCCGCAAGTACTGTTAATGCAAATTTATCTTGGTCTTTGATTGATTGGGGTCAAACTACAGCCGTCAATGTGAGCGCTGAGACACAACTTTCGTCATCTACAGATTATTCATCTCAATTATCTGGCGGCGCATCACTATCGGCATCTACAGAGTTAAGCGCGTCAAATGCTTATGACTCTGTAATATCGTCTGGTGGGTCGATGCTGGCAGCCACATATTCAAGCGCGTCGACTGAGTATAGCGCCGCAATAACTGCTGGCGGCACTGTATTCTCAGTAACATATAATAGCAGTTCGACCGATTTCGCATCGGCAATATCGTCGGGCGCTGCTGTGCTCGCAACAGAATACAATAGCGGATCATTAGATTTTAGCGCAGCAATATCGACAGCGGGAATTGTATCTTCATCAACTGAATATAGCGCTCTATCTGGGTATGATGCATCTGCTGTCGCGGGGGCTGGATATTCTGCAATCACAGAGGTTTCCAGCTCGTCATATTATGACTCTACGGTTTCAACGACAACAATCATTAATGCTGAAACCGAATTTAGCGCATCAAGCTATTATTTATCATCTGTATCATCTGGCGGCTCTGTGGCTTCGCTATCTGAATACTCAGATTCGAGCTACTATGCTGCAAGCGTAAGCGCTGGCGTGCCAATCACATTCATAAGAAGCGTAGAGCTTTCTGGGTCGTATATTGACAGCGCAAGCATTAACGGTGTATATAGCGCGGGCGCCAGTATTGGCGGGGTATATGTTAATAGTGCTATACTATCATCAAATTAACAGGGCTTTTTTATGGCGCTAACTAACATATCAAAACAAAACATTGTCTTATTTCGCGGTCAATCGCTAAATATAAGCATACCCGTGGTTGACAGTGCCGGTGATCCTGTCGATCTATCTACAGCAACAACCAGTTTTGGTATTGCCGAGTC